ACGGGGGGTGTATTTGAGCCGGAGGAAGGTGACAAGGACCACCTTATACTTTTGGATGCTCAGAGGGGCAGATGGAGCTTTCCTGAGCTAAAAGAAGTAGCGTTTGAAGAACATCAGTACTGGGAGCCCGACATGGTCATCATCGAGGCCAAGGCGACGGGTAAACCGCTGATTGACGAGCTTCGCGCCCGCGGCATTCCCGCTCTGGGTTTCTCTCCAGGTAGACGTGCAGGCGGAGGTGGTGTAGATAAGACAACTAGGATGCATATGGTGTCACCGTTGTTTGAGGCTGGCTTGGTTTGGGCTCCAGAGGACAAAAGGTTTGCCGAAGAGGTCATTGAAGAAGTATCTTCATTTCCGAATGGCGATCACGATGACTTCTGTGATAGTATGACGCTAGCATTGATGCGTTTCCGCCAAGGCGGGTTCGTGACTATACACGATGAAGAGCGGCTTGATTTCGCGGATCAGGCTCCTCGTAAACGGGAGTATTATTAATGGCGCTACCTCCGCAGCCGTTTGGCAACATGGTAGAGCGTAATGCAGGCCCCATCACTCCGATGGACGGGGCAGGTGTGGAAGTTCCGGTAAACATGCCGATGGACTTCGACGGCGGCGCTCAAGTTACACAGAATCCGGACGGTAGTGCTTTGATTGAAGCTCTGACTGGTATGCCCATGGGTGGCTTCACCGAGGAAGAGTTAATCCCGTTTGATTCAAACCTTGCTGAGTTTCTGGAAGATGACACTCTTGGCGAGATCGCATCTGACCTGGTTGGCGCCTACGAAGACGACCTTGCCTCTCGTGAGGACTGGGAAGAAACATACACAAAAGGTTTGGACCTTCTAGGCGTCAAGTCCGAAGAGCGCAGCACTCCGTTTGAAGGTGCATCTGGTGTGACGCATCCCCTGGTGGCGGAGAGCGTAACGCAGTTTCAAGCGCAGGCTTACAAGGAGCTGCTTCCTGCAGGTGGGCCGGTTAAGACCCAGGTCCTAGGTCTCAGCACCCCGGAACGTGTTGAGCAAGCCCAGCGCGTTAAGGACTACATGAACTATCTGATTATTGATCGGATGGAGGAATATGATCCAGACACGGATCAAATGTTGTTTTATCTTCCGCTGTCTGGTTCGACGTTCAAGAAGATTTACTACGATCCTACCAAGGGTCGTCCCGTATCCAAATTTGTAGCTGCTCAGGATGTTGTCGTCCCCTATTCGGCGACTGACTTACGTAGTGCACCTCGTATCACCCATGTCTTGAAGATGTCGGACAACGAAGTTCGCAAGCTCCAAGTTTCGGGGTTCTATCGCGACGTTGAGTTGTCTTCTGGTACAGATGACGAAGAGAACGAAGTTGCTAAGAAGGTAGACGAGATTCAGGGTACATCTCGTTCTTCTTACACCGACGAAGTGCGTACCGTTTTGGAAATGCACGTTGAGCTTGATCTTGACGGCTTTGAGGACGTGGGTCCTGATGGTGAGCCGACAGGGATTAAGCTGCCGTACATTGTAACCATAGACGAGGCCAGCAATCAGGTTTTGTCGATCCGCAGAAACTATGTGGAAAGTGACGTCAACAAAGAGTCGATTCCTTACTTTGTGCATTACAAATTCCTGCCGGGTTTGGGGTTCTATGGCTTCGGCTTGACCCATATGATCGGCGGGCTGGGTCGCGCGGCAACCAGCATCCTGCGCCAGTTGATTGATGCCGGTACGCTGTCGAACCTCCCTGCTGGCTTTAAGGCGCGCGGCATCCGCCTCGCGAACAGCGACGAGCCGATTCAGCCGGGTGAGTTCCGCGACATCGATGCCCCGGGTGGCAACATCCGTGACGCCATTATTCCGCTGCCGTATAAGGAGCCGTCGGCTACGCTGGCACAACTTCTTGGTGCATTGGTCGATGGCGGTCGCCGTTTTGTTTCGGTGGCAGATCAGCAGGCCCAGAACATGGGCCAAGAACAGCCCGTTGGTACGACTGTTGCATTGCTTGAGCGTGGCATGAAGGTGCTGTCCGCTATTCACAAGCGTTTGCACTACGGTCAGAAACAAGAGTTTAAGATCCTCGCCCGCATCATTGGCGAGAACATGCCTGTTACGTATCCTTACGAGCTGGCAAATGAGGGTCAGCAGCTCAAGCAGCAGGACTTCGATGGCCGCGTAGATATTCTGCCGGTCAGCGATCCGAACATCTTCTCGATGGCGCAGCGCGTGGCCTTGGCCCAAGAGCAGCTCAAACTGGCGCAGACGAACCCGCAGATGCACAACCTGCATGCTGCGTACCGTCGGATGTATCAGGCCTTAGAGGTCCAGAACATAGACGAGATCTTGCCTCCACCACCTGAACCTAAGCCTACGGATCCGGCGATGGAAAATGGTCGTGCTATTGTGGGCACTCCGCTTCAGGCTTTTGATGATCAAAACCACGAGGCGCACATTAAAGCGCATGTTCAGTTCTTCAAACTTCCATTTGTGCAGGCCATTCCACACGCTATGACGGCGTTGTTGGCTCACATCATGGAGCACATTGCTATGTTGGCTCGTCAGCAGATGATTCAACAGACGCAGGAGCTTATTCAGCAAATGCAGATGGCAGTGCAGACTGGTGCTGTTAGTGCGCAGCAAGCGCAACAACAGATCCAGCAAACCCAAGCTGCGCTTCAAGATCCGAAGCACGCGGCTGATTATGCGGCCCTGTTGCAGCAGCAACTCCTGGAGCAGATGCTTCCGGAGATAATGCCGCCGCAGCCAGATCCTATGGCCGATCCTCTGGTACAGATCCGTAATGCAGAGCTCCAGCTAAAGCAGCAAGAGATCATGCAGGACGGACAGATTGACCAGGCTAAGCTTGTGATGGAGCAAGCGAAAATGAAGCAAAAGGCGGCTGGTGAAGCAGCTCGTTTGGAGCTTCAAGAAGAGATCGCAGACGATCGCAACGCAGTAAACCGCGAGCGCATCGCGGTTCAAGCGGCAATGGCAATGCAGAGAAGGGGTCAGCAATGATCGATATTAACCGTACTTTTGGAATTGATAGTTTAGTGCAGGATCTTTACACACCTGCTAATTACAATCCTGCGGAATACACACTTCTTGGGTATGACCCGAGTGCTGATGTGTTAGGGATGTCTGGTGGCGCTCCAATGTACGGTGCTGGTGCTCCCATGGACGGTGGCGCTCCCATGTATGGTGCCGGCGCCCCCGTGGATGGAGTCGCCTCGATGCCTGCTACGGGACAAAGTAACGCAGACTATAACCAGGCTATCGAAGATCTCGCAGCTCAAAACCGGGCTACGTATTTGGCCAACAACCCTGAAACTGTATGGGATCCAAGCCAGGGCATTGCAGCCTTAAACGATCCGTTTGAACAAGAGCGGGTTCTTAGAGAGGCCGACTACCGCGGTCTTATCTGGGACGAACAGCGCAAAAACGCTTGGGACGCAATGGGTAATCAGATCTACAAAGACGGCAAAGGTGCGCGTGCGCAAAGGGATATAACGTTCCGCTATGGTCCAGATGGTCGTATTAAATACGCTCAATACGAGGGGCCATAAGATGCCACTAAAGAAAGGCAAATCGCAAGAAGCCGTGTCGGAAAACATTAGCACCTTGCGTGACGAAGGGTACCCGCAGAAACAAGCGATTGCGATTGCCTTGTCTAAAGCTGGTAAGTCTAAAAAACAAAAGAAAGCGGACGGTGGGGTTATTGAATCCTTCAGCCCGATCGCCCGCCCTCAAACTTTTCGAGGAGTATTCTGATGCCAGCGATTACGATTGTGTTTGGGGAGATGACCCCTGTCGATAAAATGGAAGAGAACGAAGAAGGTAAAAGCTGCCCTCTTCCGACTCAGGACCCTGATCTCAATGCTGCTAATAAAGAAAAGGCCATTGAGACCGCAGACTACCGTGATCCGGCAGACAGCGGCGCTTTTCGTCTGACCGACGTTTGCGGTAACTGCGCAGCATACAACCAGACGGAGAACATGCTGGAATGCATTGGCGATGAGTCTGGTAAGCTTGGGTACTGCCAGTTGCTAAAGTTTGTGTGCGAAGCGGAGTACACATGCGACAAGTGGGCAGAGGGTGGTCCAATCACATCCGACATAGAAGATGATTATGGTGAATACCTCTAATGGATGTTGTAGACTTCGCATCATACATGTATAAGTTGTTGCGTCGGCGGCAGGACGATATTAAAGAAGTCTTAGCCGCTGACGGCCTTCCCAGCTGGGAAGAGTACAAGAAGTTGGTTGGGGAGCTACGGGGCCTCTCCTATGCAGCCGATGAAATCAAAGCCCTGCTGGAGAACCACGCGGACTATGACGAAGACACTTTATCTTCCTGACCACGTCGCGCAGAAAATCAACGCTGAAAAAGCTGCAAAGGCAGCGGCCTCGAAAGAGGACAGCGCGGAACCTTCTCTCGACAAAGCGTATGTCGATCAGACAGATCGCGTACTAGACCCATCTCTCCTGGACAAACCTCTGCTTGAACGTCTCCCGCAACCTACCGGTTGGCGGGTTCTTGTTATGCCGTATCAAACGGCACAGCAGACCAAGGGTGGTTTGTATATCCCTGACGAAGTTCGTGACCGAGAATCGGTGGCCACGGTTGTGGCGTACGTTCTTCGTGTTGGGCCACTGGCATATCAAGATCCAGGCAAGTTTGGCCCGGACAACACGCCGTGGTGCAAGCAGGGTGATTGGGTTTGCATTGGCCGGTATTCCGGTTCGAGGTTCAAGATCGACGGCGGTGAGGTCCGCATCATCAACGATGATGAGGTTATTGCTACGGTGCTTGAGCCGACTGACATTAAATCTGTTTGAGGAGAGGGTTCATGGCTGACGAAAAGCTTGCCCGAGAGGATGACGATCAGGAGATCGAGATCATCCAAGAGACTGACGAGGAGCCGGAGGAGAAGGTTTCAGCTGAATCTGCTGATGACTCCGAGTCCGGTGACGATGAGCTTGAAAGCTACAGCAAAGGTGTGCAGAAGCGCATTGCTCGCCTGACGGAAAAGTACCGTAAGGAGGAGCGTGATCGCCAGGAGGCGGTTCGTATTGCTCAGCATCTCTTGGCCGAAAAGCAGCAGCTTGAGGGCCGTTTGAAGCAGCTAGACAGCGGGTACTTGAATGAGTACGGCGCTCGTCTGGAGGCACAGATTGCATCGGCTCGCCGCGTTTATAAAGAAGCGTATGAGGCTGGTGACGCGGACAAAATGATCGAGGCGCAAGAAGCGTTGGCTCGCGCGACTTCCGATCAGGAGCGTTACAAATTAGCTAAGGCTCGTGCGGAAGAGCGTGTACGTGTTCAAACGGAACAACCTCAGTATGCGCCGCAACAGTACGCTCAGCCCCAACAACAGGCCCAACCGCAGGTTGATCCTAAAGCTCAGAGCTGGGCTGAGAAAAACGAATGGTTTGGTCAAGACGAAGTTATGACCTACGCAGCATTTGGTATTCACCGTAAGTTGGTCGAAGAAGAAGGTTTTGACCCGCAGAGCGAAGAATACTATAATGAAATCGATCGCCGGATGCGTTCGGAGTTTCCGCACAAGTTTCAGGCGTCGAAATCATCGGGGAAAAGTCAGGTCGCACCCGCTGGCTCTTCCGCATCCCGCAGCACAAAACAGGGGCGCAGGACCGTGAAGCTCTCTCCTTCGCAGATCGCTATTGCGAAACGGCTGAATGTTCCTTTGGAAGAATACGCCAAGTACGTAAAGGATTAATCTGATGACTGAGAACACACGCGCACCACGGGCAACACAAACTCGCGATAAAGAATCGCGCCGTAAACCTTGGGCACCGCCCAGCCGCCTTGATTCGCCGCCCGCACCTGATGGGTATGTGCATCGTTGGATTCGAGTCGCAATGCGTGGCGAGGAGGATAAGACGAACGTCTTTTCCAAGCTGCGTGAAGGATGGGAACCCGTCCGCGCTGATGAGTATCCGGATTACCAAGCCCCTGTCATCGACGAGGGAAAGTATGCTGGTGTAATCGGACAAGGTGGTTTGATGCTGTGCCGCATCCCTATCGAAACTGCTCGTGAAAGAGCCGCGTATTACGGGAACCGGACCCGCGAACAGATGCAGGCTGTCGATCAGGACCTCATGAAGGAGTCGCATCCTTCTATGCCGATTCATCAGAGTCGGCAAAGTCGTGTTTCATTCGGTGGACGTGGTTCCACCGACTAACTGAAAGCTAAAGGAGCTGAAAAATGGCCAATACAAATGGCGCATTCGGTCTTCGTCCCATTGGCAAGATGGGTCAGAATACCAACAGCACCGGTGCTACCGAGTATCGTATTGCTTACGACAACACGAACGCGATCTATCAGGGTACTCCTGTCATTCCGCTAGCCGCAGGTGTCATTGACATCATTGCCGCGAATGATACGACAGTAGGTATCTTGGGTGTGTTCGCTGGTTGTGAATACGTTTCCTCGACCACCGGCAAAACCGTCTGGTCCAACTACTGGCCCGGTTCGGGTGCTGATTCAAACCATCCCGTCAAGGCGTATGTCTATGACGATCCCGCACAGCTGTTCGTGATTGCCACCGGCAACGTGACCACCTCGTGGGATACCGAAGCTGAGCTGCGTGCTGCGATCTTCTCGAACGCAAACTTCGGCGGAGCAACTGCTGGTTCGTCCACCACTGGTATCTCGACCGGTTACCTAGACACCAACACCATCGCCACCACCAACACCCTGAACCTGCGCATCATGGGCATTCAGGAAGATCCGGAAAACTCGGATTACACCGTTGCTGGTATCCCTGTAATCGTTCGTTTGAACAACCACTTCAATTCGCCCAACGGCGCGATTGCTGGTGGTACTGTTTCGACGACCGGCGTTTAAGGAGGGCTGAAATATGGCTATCTCGCGCGCACAACTCGCGAAAGAGCTGGAGCCGGGTCTTAACGCCCTCTTCGGCATGGAGTATGGTCGGTACGAAAACCAGCACTCCGAAATCTACACCACCGAGTCGTCGGATCGTGCATTTGAGGAAGAGGTTATGCTGTCGGGCTTCGGCGCGGCACCGACCAAATCCGAAGGTTCTGCGATCAACTTCGACGACGCCAACGAAGCGTACACCGCCCGCTACAATCACGAAACGATTGCGCTGGCGTTCTCGCTGACTGAAGAGGCCATCGAGGACAACCTCTATGACCGCTTGGGTTCGCGTTACACCCGTGCGTTGGCTCGTTCGATGGCTCACACCAAGCAGGTCAAAGCTGCTGCTGTGCTGAACAACGCCTTCAACGGCGGTGCGACTGCAGGCGGCGACGGCAAAGCTCTGTGTGCAACCGACCACCCGCTGACCAGCGGTGGTACGTTTGCTAACAAGCCGACTACCGATGCTGACCTGAACGAAACCTCGCTCGAAGATGCTCTGATCTCGATCGCAGGCTTCGTTGATGAGCGTGGTCTGAAAGTTGCCCTGCGCGGCATGAAACTCATCGTCCCCCGCCAGCTGCAGTTTGTGGCTGAGCGTCTGATGGTTTCGAACCTGCGTGTTGGCACTGCAGACAACGACGTGAACGCAATCCGTTCGATGGGCATGCTGCCGGAAGGTTATGTGGTCAACGACTTCCTGACCGACCCCGATGCATTCTTCATCAAAACGGACGCGCCCCGCGGCTTCATCCACTTCGAGCGCACCCCGCTCTCGACCGGCATGGAAGCTGACTTTGACACGGGCAACATGCGCTTCAAGGCGCGTGAGCGTTATTCGTTTGGCTTCAGTGACCCCCGTGCCGTATTCGGCACCTCGGGCGCAGCATAAGTCCTACCACCCTCCCTGTGGACTTATTGACTGGGGCGGTCTTCGGATCGCCCCTTTCTTTTTCTTCATACCTCCTGTATTGTTAACGCATCCCTGACAGCTGCATGGTGCAGCTGACACTGGCCACGACAGGAGATCTCAATGGCTAATACGACCTTTTCGGGTCCAGTACGTTCGGAAGGCGGCTTTGAAGTCGTAACTAAGAACACAACTACTGGCGCTTTCACCACATCCCTCGACATTGCCTCGGATGGCTCTGTTGATTTGACCTATTCCAGCTCGGATACTGGCACTGCAAACGTTGAGCCCATCGTCATGGAAAACACCATGACCGGAGCTGGCGGCCTTGCTGGTCGCGCTCGTTTCCAGCTGAACGCTGATGCTGCTTTGGGTTCGTACTCGAACGCTCTGAAGGCAATCACGGTTTACGGCGCATCGGGCAGCACAACCGGTTTGGGTTCGGCATTTGTTGCCGAGATGACCCTGTCGGCGGGCACCTCGTCGGGCACCTACGCTCCTCTGGAAATCGAACTGAACGCTCCGTCGGGCGCCGATACCGGCACGTTGACTTCGTTCATGCACATTTCGACTCAGGGCGCCGACGTAGCAACCATTGACACTAACGCTGTTTTCTTCAACCTCGCTGGCGTTACAGCAGGTGCGGGCAAAATGGTTGTGGCTGGCACGACTTTGGGCACAGCTTATGGCGGCTTGCGCGTTCGCGTAGCCGGCACGAACTACTGGATTCCGTTGTACGCGGCTGAGCCAACCTAATGTCACTGTCGAAAGAACGGCTTATGGAAATAAAACAAGACGCCCTAGCTGAAAGGCAAAAGCATCTTGAGATAATCCAGCAAGCCAACGGTGCAATTGCAATGTTGGACTTCCTCCTCGCCCAGTGCGGGGAGGAAACTCCATCCACCAAGGAGCAAGACTAATGGCTGGTTCTGACGTAAAAGCCAAATATATCGCGGCTGACACGAATGCGGCTGACGCAGCCAGCGTCTGCACTGCAGAACAACTGTCTGGCGGCGGCGTACAAGCTATTCCAATTGACGGCACAGATGCCTCTGGCGGGGTTGCTACATTTACTGCGGCCAGAAAACTTACTGTGACGGCGTCCGGTGCAGACGGTGATCGCACTGTGACGGTTACCGGAACTGATGTTAACGGAAACGCTCAGACGGAAGCGATTGGTGTGACGGCGTCCGGTGTGTCCACTGGAACGTTGTACTTCCGCACCGTGACAGCAGTGGTAGTTGATGACGATACCAACGGGACATTGTCTGTGGGCATGGCCAACGACGCCATCGATGTGATCTACGCAGGTCGCGCGCGTCTGCGCGGAATTTACCTGATCCATTCTGGTACGGCTGGCCTGTTGTCGTTCCGCGATGGTAGCGCCACAGGCACTGCCCACTTGCAACTGGCGACAGTTGCTTCGGCAGGTAGCGATCGCGACATCATCATCCCAGATGAAGGGATCATGTATGACAACGGCGTTTACCTTCCGTACACGGCGGGCACAACGGTGTTTTCTAGCTTCACCGCTATGTACAATTGAGGTGAGGCATGCCGGTCTACGACATCAGATCGATCTCGCAGGTCGGCACGACCGAGCCGTTTGAACTTCAAGTGGCCAGGGGCCAGATCCCTGGCCACTCGTTCCTTTCTCGACAAGGCCGCGTTCCGGGCATGTCCGTCAACACGACAGGCACGTTGTGGGATGTTGACGACACGCTTTACCCTTGGAGTGCTTGGGATACCGCAGGCACTGTAACGGTAAGCCGTGCAAGCGCAAGTGATGCGGATAAAAATGTAATCATCTCTGGGTTAGATGCGAACTATAACCCCGTAACCACAACCATCACTCTTACTAATGCCACAGGCAACACTTCTGCTACGGTATTTAAGCGTATTGATACCGTCCGCATGAACGGAACTTCTGTGAATGTTGGCCAGATCAACGTGCTAAAAGGTGCGACGACCGTGGGCCGTATTATTGCGGGTGTGGGTCAGTCTCTCAAAGGCACATACACCGTACCGGCAGGCTACACTGCTTACCTGATCCAAGGCACGATGTCCGTGCAGGACGGAGCGGATGCCAGCGGTTTCTTTTACTATAGAGTATTTGGCGATCGTTTTGTTATTGGCCACACGTTTGAGGTAGCAAGCGCCCAGTACACGTATGCGTTTGCTTGCCCACTAGCTCTCCCAGAAAAAACTGATGTCGATGTCCGTGCAACCGTGCGTTCAAACAATGCGCGTGTCACGGCAGCGTATGATATAATTCTCATCAAGAACGGAGGTCCGCTCTGATGGCTAAGATCGATAAGTCAAAGATGGCCTGCAACAAACCCAAGCGCCAAGTTTCGGGGGGCAAGAAGTTTGTTGTGAAAGCCTGTGATAAGGGCAAGGAAAAGATTGTGCGTTTTGGTGATGCCAACATGACGATCAAGAAATCCAACCCAGAACGCCGGAAGTCATTCCGTGCTCGTCATGGTTGTGATAAGGGCAAGTTGGATAAACTATCGGCCAAGTATTGGTCGTGCAAAATGTGGTGACGGAATGGATAACCTTGAGAAAGATGTGCATGACATCGACAAACGCCTCGTAAGGATTGAGGCCGTATTGGATCGTCTTGAAAATAATCATCTTTCTCATATGGAGAAGGACATGCTGAGACTGGCCAACGCTATCGAAAAGTTGGACAATCGAGTGTATCATGGCACCATGGCTTTTTACGCTCAGATCGCGCTTACACTTCTCGCGATCACGGCCTTCTTCGCAACCAAAGCTTTGTGGTGAAGACAATGGCAATGATGCGTGGTAATATGGCTAAGCAAATAACGGAGGTTCCGATGGCTGGTTGCAAATCCAAAGGCATGAAGATGGGCGGCAAAGTTAAGGCTGGCTACAAGTATGGCGGCAAGGTCAAAATGGCCAAGGGTGGCAAGATCGATCAGTCGATGTGCAGCCCCCGCAAGCAGATGGCTATGGGCAAGATGAAGTAATGGCAAAAGACGCTTGCTATAAAAAGGTTAAGGCCCGCTACAAGGTCTTTCCCTCTGCTTACGCAAGCGGAGCCATTGCTAAGTGCCGCAAGGTTGGTGCGAAAAACTGGGGCAACAAGACCCAGAAGAAAGCAAAGGGCGGAATCGTAAAGGCGAGGACGTTCTGATGGCTGTTCGCAAGACCGAGAAAGGCGCTGCTTTAAAACGCTGGTTTAAGGAAGACTGGAAAGACGTTCGCACAGGCAAGCCCTGTGGTCGTCAAGAGGGCGAGAAACGAGGAACGCCTTACTGTCGTCCGACTAAGCGGGTCAGTTCTAAGACACCTAAAACTGCGGGTGAGATGTCTTCATCGGAAAAGCGTAAGAAGATCTCCGAGAAGAAAAGCCTGGGCCAGCCTGCTGGTAAGCCGCGTCGGGTTTCCGCCGCTAAGAGGAAAACGAAATGACAACGTCAGGTTCACGAGACTTTAACCTCGACGTCGCGGAAGCGATCGAAGAGGCATACGAGCGCATCGGCCTAGAGATGCGGACGGGCTACGATGCCAAGACGGCTCGTCGCTCGATGAACTTGATGTTTGCCGAATGGGCTAACCGCGGTTTGAACATGTGGACCGTGGCCGAAGGTACGACGACCGTGACGCAAGGCACAGCGCAGTACACGCTGGCAGAGGATGTCGTAGATATCCTGGACATGGTTTTGCGTCGTGATGGTACGGATTACGAGATGGATCGGATTAGTCGTGCAGACTATCTGAACTTCCCGAACAAGACGGACCAAGGTCGGCCTTCTCAGTTTTACTACGACCGTCAGATCGCTCCGGTAATCAATCTTTGGCAGACGCCGGAGAACTCGACGGATCAGCTGGTTTACTACTACGTGCGTCGGATCGAGGATGTTGATACTCTGACGAACACTACCGGTATTCCGTTCCGTTTCTACCCATGCATGGTTGCTGGCCTGGCGTACTATCTTGCTGTTAAGCGGGCGCCGGATCGTGTGCAGATGATGAAATCGATTTACGAAGAAGAGTTTCAGCGCGCGGCAAATGAAGACGAGGCTCGTGTGCCTCTGAAGTTGCAGCCTAGCGCACGTTATCTGAGGGTCTGATGGCATTCGCATCTGGCAAGAACTCATACGGCATTTCTGACCGGTCGGGTTTCCGTTACCGTCTTCGGGATATGAAGAAG